TTCGCAAAGCGTATAGCAATTTGTTGGATTAGTTGAAAAGGCAGGATTCGCTATTTCAATTGAATAATCTTTTCCCGCCACAACTGCAATGTTTAAACCCTCAATAAAGTTAGCGTTTCCACGAGCATCATATCTTACTGTTCCAAGAAGCGTACTTGTTGCATCCGTTATATTTCTTAAATTATAAGTAACATCCTCGGGCGTTCCTAAAGTCCCAGTCGGCTCTACCCATATCCAAGCTGTTCTAATTGTTGCATTGAACAATTGAAAAGAACGATTACTTGCTGTTGCATTGGGTGTTAATGGCGTAGCACATCCAATATACATAGTAGTTGAATCGAGTGGAGAGAATACTCCCAAAGAACCTGCCCTAACTGTTTGGCGCAACTTATTTAATGATAGTCCCGCATTAACCGCATTAACAGTTGGGTACTTCGTTGCACTCGCTGTTAAATCGGTTTGCTTGTTTGAAACATCTTCTTTATTTACTTGTTCGTACTCAACAACATTGCCTAATGTTAAATTTACCCAAACACTTGCAGGAATCTTTAAAATATATATTATTGCAACAGGGTAAGCACTTGGTACGCCAGTAAGAGTATAATTGCCCACCGCATCAAAGGTTGAGACATCCACGACAACTCCACCAGATGTGAGCGGATTTTGCCCCGTAGGTTGTCCTGTATCAATCGTTGATACATACGCGTCCACCCCCCCCGCAAATTGATTAAGAAGGATGGTCGCTCCTGTTGGGACTGTAATTGCTCCCGCGTCTGAGCTAACCGATGCATAATAGGCGACTTTATATTCATTGTTTTCTAGTGTTTGTAAACGTAATAGCTCAGCAGGGGTCATTCCTCCAGAACCACCTCCACCACCATTTTCAACAAATCTTCTGTCTTTAAATAATGACATATCGATTTATGTTATTTATAATATTGAACCTGTAAAATATGAGTCTTTGCAGCCTCTACACCAATAATCTTGAAGTTAACAAGATTGTCTCCACCGGCAATGTCCCATGCAGCTAAGTGATTTCTTGATAACCCCGATGTTGCTGTTGGAACTGAACCGTCCTGCCAAAATCGTATAGTATTTGTTGCAACCGCTGTTGCATCCCCAATTAAAGAAACCTCCGCATACGTTGCCCCTTTCGGAACTGTTAATGATACTGCTGGAGCATCATCAAAAGTTAATGACTCTTTTGCAAAGGCAACCCTTTGTCTTCCAAGGATTTCACCCAATAACATTCCTTCTAAGCTCATATTGAAAATATTTAAAGGAAAGCGATTTTACTCGCCTTCCTGATTTAACTTAATTTGACTATAAACCTGTCTTGTGAATACGATAAGACGTTTTAACTCTTAATACCCCCGCAGCCGTTCCTGGCTGAGTCCACGCTGTGGTTGAGTTCATTGAAATTGCAACGCCAACAGAAACAGGTAATGCCGCAGTTGATAAAGGAGAAAATCTTGCAACCTTGTCTCCTGCAGCTCCAATTAAGTTTGCGCTGGTTACAACACCTGTTATTGCCGCTCCGCCTCCACCTAATCTTATTGAGGTGTCATCACCACCACCAGTATAAGCTGCAGTAGCATAATCATAAACAACAACAGCACTTAAAAACTCAAGAGCATAAGCAGAGCTAATAGCATTTACTAATATAACACCATTTGCATGACCTAAATCACCTGCCGCTGTACCAACAATTTCTGTAGCAGTAATTGTTACCTCTTCTGTAATTACCGAAGATGCAACATCTATGCTGCTAACATTTGTTCTCCATACAGTTGCGCTAATGGCCGTGTAAACAACTTCTTCTCCATATCCTAGAACTACTGATGCGTTTGTTGCGCCATTACCAATAGATGCTCCTGTTTGACCAAAAACAACCATTGCCAACTTTGATGTTGCGCTATTACGAACAATAACTCTTTTGCCTAATGCAGCCACAGGTAATTGTGCCGAGTCTAACGCTGAAGCAACAACAGTAAAGTTGTTGTATTCTGCTGCTAATGCAGTTCCCGCCTGAGCTCCACCCGCCAATGCAGTTAGTGTTGTGGCTCCTTTATAAGTGTTTACCGCCCCGAATGTAGATGCTCCTGTTACCGATAAAGTAGAAAGGGTTTGATTTCCCGTTTCAATAGCATCAACCTCTGCTTGTACTGCATCCAATTGCGCTTTGTTTACAGCGTCACCAGGTAATATTCCATTGGCAATTCCGCCCAAGCGACCTCCACCGACTAACTTATTTGTTTTATTTATTCTTCTTACTGTCATGATTTCTTTAGTATTAAAAAGGGGCGCAAGGTTTCCCAAACACCCCTTTTGAGTTTAAATTATTTTGTTAATTAAATAATCCAGCCTGTGCTTGGAATAGCAACAAACTTAGAGATTACTGGGTCTGCATCCCCTGAACCAATATTAACCTGTGAAAAGAAAGGCACCATTTCGTCTCCTGCATCAAAGACCATTGGCGTTGTTCCTACGCTATAAATAGGAAAAGATACACCGTCTGCAAAAGCAGTTACCGATCCATCAATAGCAACCATAAGTCGCAATTCAATAGATACTGTATCAACTGGAGCTATTGCGGAAACCACCTCTAATATCCCAGCGCTATTTAGCTCAGCTCTAGTTGCAATCAAATCACCATTAACATACGTTGTTCCTACAGCAGAACTACCGTTGCCGATTGTTGCATAATCAGAATAAGCATTAACGACTGCTCCATATACAGCCTTTTTACGGAATCCCATTTGAAATGAAGCATCTGTCCAATCTAAAAGCCCAATTGTAGCTGTTACAGAAAAAGGTGTCTTGCCAACAATAAATGATTGAGTTCCAGAAATTGTAGCAATAGGAGCAGAATACTGAGAACCCTCTGTAGCTGTCTGATCTTGCTCAAGATTTAATCCTGAAGTAGTCATAAGCGGAGCAAATACTGTTTGTGTTCCAACATTGTGCTTATCAAGCATCCCATCAGGAGTAAAGAAAAACTCTTTTATGTCTGCTGTACCTGCAAGTGTACCTGTATAAGGAGTAATTCCAACATTTGCTTGTATAACCAAGTTTTTATCAAACCACTGAATTGTAGTAGATGCATCATTTGCGTACAACGCAAACATTTCTTTTTGCATCGCGCGTCTGAATGACTTAAATCCAGCTAAATTCGTATTTGCTGTTCCTGTCCCGTTGTCAACAAAGATTGCTTGTTCTACGTGAACCAAAGCCTCTTGACCTGTGATTCCGTGAGCTGCAGCCGTTTGTAGTGATGAAACAATAAATGCTGTGTAGTTTTGACCTGCAGTAGCATATAAACCACCGATTGTTACTGGAGCATCAAGCGTGCCGGAAATTACGTTTCCGCCATAATATCCCGAAACTACAGGAGCATTGCTCAATAATGTTTGACCAACACCAAAAGAAATAACACCTACCGTAGTAACGATGTTTTCTGCTGTTGCGTTAACCCATCCTGAACCATCAGCATTAGTTTTAAGGATTACGTTAGTTGGTCCCTTTCTTCCTGTGCTAGACCCATTAACACTTGCTGGGTAATATCCTGCATCATCTGTTAATGTTAATCCTGTTCCTGTCAATAAAGAAGCTGCTGTTACTGGAACAGAAGCATCTGCATTAACTTTAGCAACAAGTTTCAAGTGAATTGCTTCGCGCTGATCTGCTGCTGTTGCTCCAAGTGTTGTTAAAACAGCAGGAGTAGTGTAGCCATAAGTCTTTGTTACGCCTGTATACCCTTCACGAGTGGAAAGCATAAAGCTTAACTCAAATGAATATTTAGTGTCTGCTGTTGGCGTATAAAGACTGTAGCCAACCTTAGAAACTTGTGGCACTTCTGCCTTATAATTAATTTGCTTAATGTCGAGAATGTTGTTAACTCGAACCGGAAAGCAACCTGTGATGGCTAGTACTCCACCACTGCGTTGAACATCACTAATTGTGGATGTTTTTAACAACACTGATTTTTTTGCTGGTTTCATTTTTTTTTGGTTTTAAAGTGAATAATAATATTTATAGTGCCAAAGTAATAGTTTATTCCATATAGTCAAGAAATTTTGAAATTATTCTTTGTTGTCAATCTTTAATGCCATAGTCTTTTCAAAGTCACTAACAGAACCATTCATTATGGCTGATGCCACGCGACAAACCTCCTCGTGTATCTTCTTTGGTAGGTCACAGCTAACCATTAGCGAATTTAATATCACTATACCACTCGTTAATATAACCGATACCGCCACAAATGTGTCTCCCATAACATAACTTACTCCGTTATGCACAGCATCCTCATACACAATATATGTTGTTCCAATAGTCAATACGGATGCTCCTGCAACAATTTGATTAGACTCATTCCCAACACTTACAGCATCAGGGTGCTTTATATAATCCAATAAACCTGCAGTAAAAGATGTTCCTCCGCGATAAACATAAAACCCATTTACATTTTGATCGAAGTATGTTTTTACTGCACTTGGAGCCTTAAATGGATTTTCAGATAATGTTCCCGACTCTCCATAGCTTGTTGGTTTTGAATAGTGCGTTTCCCCATCTATTGTACACTCCAACTTTAAAAAGTAGTTGTAATCTGCTGGATAGGGAATAGTGTCACCAACAGGAACGATTGTTAATGTCGGAGGAACTAGCGTATAAAGTTCATCCCGAACTCTTTGAACTGACTCAAAAGAATACTTCTTTGGACTCTTTATGTTGTCAAGTCGGTCTTCCACCACCTTAATAATAGCAGAATTAATAGCCTTTATATACGACTCATCGGGGAATCGTGCCGACTGCTCTCTATCATTAAAGAAAGCTACCAAGTTAAACATCTGAAGTATATTCATGCGGAAATATATAAAAAAAAAGAGAGGACTCAAGTTCCTCTCTGATTTTTAATTATTTACAACCGGATGTGTGTCCATCCAATCTTGGATTTTCTTCGGGTCCTTTATCGTATAAGCATGCTTCATACCAAAAGTTACCCTTGCCCTGTCTTGCATCTCTCTTAATGATCCTGCAGATATTTCACTGCCCGTTCCTGCATTAAGTATTGCATCGGGATTAACCTCCGCTTTTGCATTCAAGTCAATAGTGTCCTTTGGTTGCATCTTTGCCAATAACTCATCTAACTTAGCCTCTTTTTCACTTAGGCGATTCATTGCTTTATTCATCTCTGCCAGTATAGCACCATCAACCTCTTTAGGAATTGGATTGGCTGTAATAAATATCTTCTTTTCTTCTTCAGAAGCATTCGCCATAAAATTAGGGTCCATAGATCGGCTTTCGCTGTCCATCGCCATTAATAAAGCTGGATTGTTAGAAATGTAGTCAATTGCTTGTGGGTCTGTTGTGCCAAGCACCGTTGCCATCTTCCATAAAAATCCACTGTTAATATCAAAGCTTACAAGCCCAACAGACTTACATCTATTGTAAATAGTCATTGCTTCACGATTCGTCATCGTCCAAATCTCATTAAACTTCTTCGCCCCCTTACCCAAATCTTTGCTGTCAATAAATTCATAAAGCTCTGCTGTAACAGTTGCCAAAGAGTTGTTGATAACACTTATGCCTCCGCAATTTCTTGCCATATCCATCACCTGCATTGGACTCAATGCCTCCATTGTTGTATATGACTGCTTCTTCTCGCTTACATTAATGATTTTAGCATTTGATTCTGCCTCTACATCATAAACTGTATGAGTAGGTTTTCCTTTTTGATTTGGAGACCCAACCAAATATGTTGCACGGGAAATTACCGCCCACTCCATTCTGTCTGCCATAATCCTTAAATCAAATTGGCGAACATCATTAATCTCAATAGACTGAAATTTTAAATTCTTCGTTCCATCATAAAGACCTGCAGGAATACCATAGATAATTCCAGTAATGCGGTCTCTTGCTACCTTCATAACTGATGCTGGTTGGTGACGACTAAGTTTTCGGATTGCTCTTACGATTTTGATTCCTTCTGTTGGAACCATCTCAGGGTTTTCAAAATTTACAATTTTGTGTTCCTGATTGTTGCCATCTTGTACAATGACATACATTGCTAGACCATTTTTTGTGGTCGGAATTGTTTTTTCCATTTTATTGCGTGTTTTTAGTTAATACTAAGGACGCTCTATCGCGACCTGCACAATTATACTAAAATTACACATATAGTCAAGAAAAAACTCACTCTATTTGAATTTGAGTGAGTTAAAAAAAGCAATAACTTTTTGAATTACTTTTTTCCTATCCTAGGCTTTACAGATTTTGGTGCCTTAACTTCTTCCGTTACAATGTCTCCATTAATAACGATGTCTTCGCCATCAAGTGAAACTGTTTGTCCCGCTTCTACTCTTTTAGCTTTTTGAACATCATTTTCAAGAAAAACAATCTTTGAAAGCTCTGACACTAATACATCATCCGAACCTTTAAAGAATGCATCTATTAAGGCCTGTTTTGTTAAATCAATTTTTACCATGGTTTTTTTTGTTTTTAAATTTGTATATACAAAAGCAAATATAATAAAAAAATCGAGGGAAACAACACCCTCGACTTTAATCGCATTAAACTAAATAAAACTAAACGTCATTTAATTGACTATTACAAATATAACAAAAAACTCTCCGATATTTTACACCGAAGAGTTTTTTTTAAATAATATAACCAATTTTAATTAGCTATTCTTGCGGATAACACCAGCACTTGATGTATTGTAGCAAACAATCAAATCTTGCTTCAATACAGCGTACTTTTTTGCATCCTCTTCAGAAGTTGCAACCGTTGATGGGTCTCCAGTCATTCCGTTGAATGTTTGAGAAACATTTCCACGAGAAGAACCATTTCCTCCTTTACTAAGGATTTCGATGTTTTTTGAAGAACCTTCATTGCCCAAGTTTAAGAATACATACATAGAAGATTGTAAAATCTTTCCATCAGATCCTCTTTCGGTAAATCTTTGTTCGTCATCAAACAATGGGAACTTAACAAAAACAATAGAGTTTCCATTGATGTTAAATCGGTTGTAATTAAATCCGATGTCAACAGATGCTCCACCTGCTTCTCCTGTTTGTGTTACATGTTGTGTAACAGTAGTGTTTGAATTACCTGCAAGGTTAATCATCTTGCGCTGAGCATTAGCATAACCATCTGTTCCAGTTACACAAACCCAAGTCATTCCTTTTACACCGTTTGACTTTTTCTCCAACATAGACATCATGTCTTCAAAATCATCTTCTGTTGCTTCACCGTTAACTCCAGAACCGAACAATTCGTTTCCGCCTTCTAACTGAGCCAACAAACCATCACCAGTAGTGATTGGGCGACCTGTTTCTGAATCAATCAAACGAGGAGTAGTTCTTAATGAACCATCAGTGTTCTTCATGTCAGAAATACCAAACCACTTATTAAATTCATCCTCAATAGTCATTTGAGCCATTGCTTGTTGTATTTGAGCGTACATCCAACCTTTAACCGCAACTCCTTTATCTTCCCACTCTAACCATAATACGTCTAATACGTCAGAATTAGCATCTCCAGAGATACCAATAGTCTTACGCTGAGTTGTTGTGTGAGTGATAAATGAATCAGCGAAGTGACTCCTTCCGTAACCTCTTAATGATGCTTCACCATAAGAAGTGTGTCCGCCATGACAAGTTTTAGTTGACCCTTGACCAGCAACGTGAGTTGTCCAGTTAAATACTACTCCATCAGGCGATTGAAATGTATAGATGTAGTTACCTGCAGAACCTGTTGGGTTTCCCATGCAACGTGCTTGGAATCCTTGTCCATGAAATAACGCATGCATACCCGGAACAATGTAATTGTCAAACATTGACAAAACAAACACTCCATCAGCTGTTGTTGCTCCGATTTGAGAATTGATTGTAGATGCTTGTTGGATACGACCTTGAACATCAAAACGATAAGCATTGTTTCCAATGTCTTTTCCTTTGTCTGCTAATTTACCGTATTTTGTATCTACATGACCTACTCCGTATTTACCAACGCTACCAGACACCAAAAGTGTTGATAATGCACGTTGGTCAACGTGTTCAATCATATTTCTAACTGCTGGATATTTTAGCTGATTAGCTACCAAATCCGCTTCTAGGACACACGTTTCACTAAATGTTCCTGAATTTACTTTTATTTTACCTGCGTAAGATGACATAATTTTTAGATTTTAAATTGTTAGTTTTCTAAATTTTTGTCGATCCACAATGTTTTGTTAGGCTCCTCCTGGCAATGCGCCAAAATTACCCTCTGCTCTTACTGATTGTTGCGTTGTTGCTTTTCCACCTGTCTTTTGTACAGGAGGGATGTTGTGCAATTTACTTGCCTTCTCATCGCGACCACGCTGATACTCTCTGTTTTTTAGGGCCTTCAACCCTTGTTCTCCAAATTCTTTGTACATCAAAAATTCTGCAATAGTCTTGGATTCTTTGAATGCCTCGTGGTATTCGCCTTTATTCCATTTCTGCTGAACATGATTTACAACACTATCAGTAATCGGGACATCCATATAGGTCTTCATAGACACTAAGGTGTTTTTAATTTCATCCGACTCCCTCTCTCTTACCTTTAATTCACTGGCAGCTTTTGATTGTTTCAAAGTAGCTAATTGTTCCAGTTGTTTAGAGGCTAAAGTTTCTTTATTACTTTTCAGTATATCTCTTAATGGCTGTGCTGTAACGTCCAAGGTATCCCTCTCTGTTAAGTCAGCTATGTGTTTATCAATAATTCCTTGTGGCCAATTGTTTAATCTGCAATCTTCTGCAACAAGCTCTGCATCGGATAAAGCCTCAAGTTTTTCAATGTTTCGTTTCGGCTCAAGGATTTCATCAATGGAATATCCAGCCTCTAGTCCTTCTACAATCGCCATCACCTCTGCAGGCTTCTCAGAAAGGAAAGATTCCTTTGCTTCTTTTACTGCCGACTCCTTTATAGCAACCTTCTCTACTTCAAACTTCGCTGTAACACCTTTTTCGAAGGCATCAAAAGAGTTTTCTGTAATGTCAAACCCTTGCGTCTTTGCTAATGCTGTCCAAGATTGGTCTTTTTCCAAAGTCGCCAACGCCTCTTTTCTTGCAATCTGCTCAGGTGTTTCTACAACAAATTCGCCTTCTGCTCCAGGAATCTTAAACCCCGTTACAATATCCTCCGCTTCGTCAGCAGGCTTTTCTGTTCCTGCGACTGCTGTATTTGGCGCTTCTGTTTGAGCAGGCGTTTGTGCAACAGCAGGAGTTGTCGTGTCAGCAGGTTTTTCCACTTCTGAACCGGTATTTACTGCCGTTTCTATAACATCAACATTTGAAAGAGCGTCAAAGCCTTTATATACCTTTTCTCCTGGAGCCGTTATTGTTGCTCCACTTGTATCTTCTGGGCTGTCTGTATTTCTATTAATCGGATTTCTTAACATAATTTTTATTTTAAGTATTTACTATTTCTCTCTTATTTCTTTTTCATCATAGCCTTTGGAGCCATATATGCTTTGGCATCATCCTTATCTTCGTCAGACATGATACCGCTTATTTTAAATGTTCCAGTTAATTTATCTTTGTCGTCACCATATTCTCCAATTCGAGAACCTGTCATTTCAACCTCGATTTCTAACTTGTATTTTTTACCAACACTCCACTCTTTAATATCAGGGAACTCATCTGCGTTTATCTGAAACTCAGGACGCGGATCAATCTCTCTTGTTTTTGACTTTGAATCCGTCACATACTCGTTCGGAACTTTCTTTTTGTCAGGAATGATATTCATTTGTGGTGTCTTCATGGTGCCAATATATATAATTTGTTAACGTAGTCAAGCTTTTGTTGTATTTTTTTACAACCCCGTATCTGACAGCAGATTCGTTTGCTCCACCTTGTTTTGGTCTAATATCATTTGCTTGCCCATCTTGTTGTCGTCAATTTTTATCTGGGTTTCACCCTTCAAAACTATATTATCTTTTTCATTTAACTGACGATCCTCTCGGTCTAGTTCAGCAATCTTCATTTGAGCCTCAATATTTTGCTGATTCATCTGCCCTTGAACCTGCTCTCCTTGCGCCTGTCTCTCGCTTGCAACCTTCTGAATCTCTTTCCATGCCTTACCCACAATAGCCATGGCCTCAGATAGCGTCTCTGCCCTCTCCATCTCCATAAGGTCTTGATACCTCAGCTCCTTAGCATTTAAGCTTGCCTCTGCCAATCCAAATATCCTTCTGCGAATATCCTGCTCCTTGCCTCCATCAATAAACTTAATACTATAATCACAATAAGCTAAATTCTGCGTTACCTTCATAAAGCCGAACTTCTCGTCACCAAGAACTAACTTTGCCTTCTCAGGCTTATATAAGCCCCAAATAAGCTTCCTCTGCTGAGCAACCTTAGTCAAAACCTTCTCGCAATACATTCCCATTAAAAAGAACCAGTTTTCTGTTATGATGCGAGAGTTGGAAATGTTGCTTTGAGCATTTGTTGCTGTTGAACTTGCTGCAGTCTGCCCTGCTCTATCCGGATTGACTCCAGACAGTTCATCAAGCATATTCTTTAACTCCCTTGCTAAATTTACTAACGAAGGAAATGATTGACTCAATCCTAAATCAACTTCTTTAATCCCCAAAGCATTAGCAACATCTTTCATTGCCATGTTCCCCGAAGCAGAAGTGTTGATATTTACAAAATTGTCATTTGCCAACTGATAAAGAATATCCTTAATGGTTGTGCCTCTTGGAAGCGCTGCCGAATCATAAACAATAGACTTGCCCTTAACTTTGCCAATCTCACGCATCATCTGATACATAACAATATCAAAAGCATCGCTTATTGCTGACATTAGCTCCTGCATAGAAATTCTTGTCCCATTAACAGTGTTTGCTAACATGCCAGTATAAGAAAATCCAAAAACATCACCAGGAGAATCTTCTCTTCTCATAGTAAATGGCTTTCTGCGAACATCTTTTAGTATCTCATGTCCTATCTGCCATCCTTCCCATAGCTCCTCCTGATACTTAATCTCAATGCCATAAATCCCCCTTGCTACATTCGAATTATGCTTTTCGATATTCTTTTCGTAATCCTCAGTATTTAATTCAATCTTATAGTTTGAGTCTGCTGGATTAACAAGTTTTTGAGCCTCCGTTAAAGGAGAAATCTTATAGTATGTAGGACGTACCGACTTCCACTCAATATGAATACATCCAATAATAAGCTCTTTTCCAATATACTTATAACTTCCGCGATACGTTGAGTTGTTAATGTCTCCCTGAGCAGATTTAGCCAATTCTCTTAGCTTCTCTTTTTCCAAAGGAGTCCAGTTCCACTTTCTCAGCACATCATGCAATGTCATCCCCTCATAATGTCCCATTATGGGTGACTTCTCTAAAAAGGTGTCTCTATCAATCTCTAAATAAATAGCATCGCGCGGATCAATAGTGACATAATTGTCATCGCCCTCTATTGTTACAGTGTTTTGACCATAGCACATTCCTGTAATCAATACATCTTGAAAGTTCCTATTGAACTTCTCTCTCATCTCCATATCAATAATTGCACTATTGATAAGAACCTGCATCACATCCTCATTCTTGTCCTTAAACGACATTTCGCTCCAAGCATCATCATCTGACAAGTCAGGAATATCCATTCCGTCCAATGGATCAACCCCAACCGATTTTAGCTTCTCAATATCTTTTTTAACATGCGAGGCACCCAAAACCAATTCGTAGTTGTCCAGCTTTGCTGTCTGAGAAAGAATGTTTGTAGTGGAAACGGTAGAATTTAATGGGCGGGTTAACCACTCATTATTTATAAGATCAATCTTTGTCTTTGATAACCGGTAAGAAACATATTTACTTCTGTTTCTCTTTCCATAGGTGTTAGTAAGATAGTTTATGCTTGCAGGATTTACAATCCCATTGTAAGTATTGTATAGCTTTGTAAATTTACCAATACGAGACATGTTTTGAGTCAACAAGTCTTCAGCATAAAGAAAATGCCCCTTTTGCCACGTCTCTGTTAATTTTACACTCTCTAACGAACTCTGATCAGGAAATTCCGGCATTGCTATCTATTTTTGTTTGCAAAGTAATAATAAATTGCATATAGTCAAGAAATTCCACTTAGTCCTCATCAACAAATTGATTTTCCTCGTTGCTCATCTTCATATCTCCCTCGTAAACCGTTTCGCTTTTTGAATCTTTTATATACGGAACAATATTACCTTCTGCATCTTCAGTGAACTCCGGATAAGCATACGCATCAGCAATAGACTTATCATCTTGGTTAAACGGAATCACATCATCCGAAATCTCTTGCATAAGCGAAATGCCTAGCGCATCAATACTATCATTATCGGAATCTTTAGTAAACTCATCATAAATCTTTGCCTCATCCAATATAATATCAAACCACAAACTGTCGCAATAGTCTTCAAAGTAACTCTGAAGCAACGAAACCATTATTGGGCGGCTATAAGTGTTTAGCGACACCCCGTAATCGTGTTGCTGAGTTGTTGTTGCGCTCTCAAACTTCTTTGGGCGCATAGCCAAATAAGATTCAAGTCCAGCATCCTTATAATACTGAATAATACCTGGCTTGGCATAATCAATAAGGGTGCTTGCGTAAAGACCGTAATAAACAGATACCTTAGCACATGTTTCATAAAACATCTCTTTCCTTCTTGGACGTGTCCTTACCAAGCAAACAACCTGCCTGTTAAGCATCTGAGGATTAGGATTAGCCTTTCTTCTTACCACCATCGAACCCAACGACTTAGATGTTTTTGACTTGTCCTGATCGTAACTATCCGCTCCTCCAACAAATAAACTTCTATATCCTGGCGTTGGATGTCCATCGTGCAATATCAACACGCAGTCCTCGTTCAATTCTGTGTCGTCTGCTGGCTTAGCTATTACCTCGCGCGGAAACTTAATCTCCCCCCTGTCGTTCTTCTTCCACTCTAACTTCCACTTGCCGTATTTTTTTAACTCGCTCTCAACCTTATACCCCTGAGCATTTAACTTCTCAATGTTAAAACTATTAGAAACAGTCTTTTTAAATACCTCAGAAATATCGAGCGGAGTATTCTTACAGAAGTCATAATACTTCTCCATGTCCCCGATTTCAAGAAGTCTCTTTCTTTCGGCTTTAATAAACTCCGATGCAGCAACTTCATCCGGAATACCAATTCTCTCCCAAGGCTTTAGGTCCATCAAGTTAGGAACAACCTCTTTTATGTTGCCATCTTCAGAGGCCCCTCCATAAAATGGGAAATAAAACTTTGTTCTTGGCATAAAAAACCTAACAGCATTATAGGACTCGTGATTATGCCACATATCCTCAAAGGCATCTGAGTTTTTTCCCATTGAACCACCTGTTCCGTAAGCAAATAGTGAACCCTTCTGAACAGAGCCAAATCTTAAACAGTCAATCGATGCAGAGTAAAACTCCTTCGCGTGCTCAAACTCTCCCATCTCCTCTGCAATAATATCATTCAAATACAACCCCTTAAACAAGTGAGGATTGTTAAACATTGTCCGCTTATAAATAATATTCTTCGTTCCGTCCTCAATCTTATTACCTTCAGCATCAATAAACTTGTAGCCAGCGATTGTCTGCTCGTCATTATCTAAAAGTGTCTTTATTTTGAACTCAGGAACTGTCATTGCGTTTGAGTCGGACCACTTCTGCATAAAATCATCAATATACAACTGTTGACCTGCTGCAACGCCCGCATTATATCCAGGAATAAACCTCCATCCATAATCAACAATCATCGTTTGTCCTGCCTCAGATAATCCTAAACGCCTTCCCTTGGGACCAACAAAGTTCTTCCCATTTGCTTTTATGTATTCAATAATATAGGCCAGCTCAAGATGCAAATCGACCATTTGAGGAGAAATAGGACCAAGAACCGTGTTAAATGTTCTAAAGTTTCCGTAATAGTAATACCTTCCAGGAATCCACATTCCGCCAGTCTCATACCCATTGTGGATGTAGTATAATTGCTCCTCCCAATACTTTTGCCAATCAAGAGTGCCTTTCACCTTCGGATTTTGTCTAGAATCAGCATATTTAGGGATTCCGTTATCAACAACAGGAAATGGTCTGAAGTTTTTTGATTTTATGTACGGGGCAGCGTTCCAAAAACTCATAACTTATTGATTAGCAAGGTCTAACAACACATCTGCGTGGCACTTGTCGGCTAATCCGCAGTAACAATACAAGTTCTTTCCTTTTAACTCATAAACATCAACGCCTTGAAAGTGTCGAACCCAATATTTTATATCCATAACAGACTCATTTTGAGGCACAAAAGATAATTCAATAATAGAATCAGTTAATGTCGCTCTATATACGTCCTGTAACATCTGAGGGCTTCCAACTGTTACAAAAACCCACTCATCAGCCAACACAACCCTTCTGTTGCTTGCATCTACATAGATACAGTCGCCAATAAGCTTAAAGGGGTTGCCAAACTTTCCCGGTCTTCCTGCATAATAGTTAGGAAGCCCATTAGGGTGAATCATCTTAAACCCTTTTGCTCTTGATCGTTGTGCGCGTACTGGCTGTATCATTAGTTTGCTGAATAAATTGATTTAACATTGAAAAAAGTTAGCGCAGGACAATCATCCTCCGACTCGTAGGTGCTATAAAAAAACTCGCAATAAGGAAACGAATCTTGAAGGCCTATTCTGTTTCCCTGAACGTGATAGCCAGTGTCCACTAAAAATAAATTTATATAGTATGGGTGAAAATCGTGGCACCGCTTTCTGTATAAGTCTATTTTTTCTTGCAAGTCCATTATCGTTTTTTTATTTTAGTTTTGGCTCAATTTCGTTATCATTAACAGGTTCAGCGTGTGTCGATTTATTTTTTCCTAACATATAATCTTCATCAACTACCAGCCAATGTAATTCCTTTAAAGCAGATGTTAAAAAATCATCTACACCTTCAATAATCATCACTTTAATGTAGCTTCCTTTTTCAACTCTATCACCTTCTTTAAACTTTGTCTTGTACTCACGCCCAGCACATAATACCGTATATAATTCAGGCTTACTTACTGCTTCTTTACTATCATTTTGCTTATCCATAATTTTGTTTTTATCTGTTAAATTCTATCTTTATTCACGCCCGAACTGCGGAAAAATCCGCCTCTTTGTTGTAACCGTTATCTTTTACGGAATTACACTTGAATTTTGCTTTTACATCCATTTTTTAATTTATTAGGTTTAATCACCTCTTCTGAATTACTTTTTTGTAAAGATCACGATTTTTATGCATATTTTCTAAAAAACTTCGCTCTCCACCACCTACCATCTTGCCCTCTTCCTCATAAACAGCCAACACTTCCTGCTCCAACTCACGAATACTCTTCCTTAATAGATTTATCGAGTCTAACGTCTTTTTAATATCCGCACCTCCTACGCCTTCAATGTCGCCAGTGAGCTCCTCAATCTTGCGCTGATATGCCTTAGCCAACTCAATCTTTGGATTATATTGTAAGCCCTTATAGGCCTCCACCGCATTCTTTATCTTCTGCTTAGGCAATATTAAACTACCTGTGTCATCCGTCCATACATGCATCGAGGACCTTCGAATCCTATCTGCCTCCACAAACCCCGAATAAGGACTGCAGTAATCATAGGCCAACACAATGAATAATATCTCCTCTTGAGAAAGAACATTAAACCCAGGAAACAACTTCACTGCATCCGGATGTAGAATAGTGTTCGCTTTTTCGTTTATAGAAATTAGGTAACTCATTTAAGCAAAATTTGGGATTAATTGTTGGGCGGAATTATCACTCGTAATCCCCTCTTCCTTTTTTATATGTTTAAGCTCTTTATAATAATTAAATAATATTTTTGCATCGTTTTTAGCATAATTAACAGGAATCCTTTTATAGGCTAGCGGATTTTGTGGCGGGATAAATATAATACTCAAATGACCAATCTTTCTGCTCGTCAACTTCTCTAGCATATAAGCATAACAACTTAGCTGTAACGAATAGTCATAATAATTGCAATCCTGAACATGACTGAAAGGGCCAAGCAAATACTTCTTGTATTTATTCTCGAAATTTATACCCTTATTTAAGTTTGTCTTGAAGTCATCGATGTTCAGCACACTAGATTTATGCTTAGTAGTTTCAATGATATGATCGGCAGTGCCTGCAATCTCATATTCTTCATCATACAAACAAACCTCGTTATGCACCTGGTACATGTCCTTATACTCATTGGTTAAGCATAAAATCATTGGACGTAGCCACTCATCCTGAGCAAGTATTACCGCAGACTTTTCAAACCTTTCTATAGCATCGTGAATGTTTGTTCCATGGTCGGCAGCCTTATTGGCCTTCTTCTCCCAAGCAACCAACACCTGCTCTGCAGTCATTCCTACATATTCCCCCTTGCCCGCGCAATTCCTTGCAATAGACTTGTCAAAAGGAGTCTTTATGCAGTCCCGAACCCTTGAAAGACTATCAAAATTGCGTCCGTCATTGTGAGTATAAATATGGTGAATTGGCTCTAAAACTACCTTCTCTTCAAATAGTTTTCCCATCCTAGTTCACCGATTTAATTGGAGCAATAGCAAACATCATCTCATCCTCATCCTCTATTATCAATACCTCCTCTAAACCTAACTCAGGAGCCTTAGCCTCGAAATTTGGCGAGGGAATACTTTCCACTACGTGACCAGTAGTTACTATTACTGCATCTACTACATTCTTATTCTCAATACTTGGAGTTACATCAACAGCCTCTACATCCTCATCCGGAACATAACTGCCATCCATCTCATTATCATGAATAACTAAACTACCCATCTTCTCCAAAATAGCCGTTGCCTCCAACTTCTTCTGTTC